GCCTAGTGGCGGTTTATTCAGATAAAAATTACTTAATTTGATTTATAACATTTATGAGGCTCTTTGCCGCTGGAGTGATTTGCTTGCCACTTATCAATACACCCTCTCGATATCCATTCGATAAAGTAACCACTTTAAATTTAACATCCTTGGAAGAAGCTAATTTTCTAGCTGTATTAACATCCACCGCAAATAATCTCGAGCTATTTCTTAAATTTCCTGCACCCCCAAAATTAGTGAAAGTACCGATTGCGCTATGCTTTGTAATTTGCCCGTCAATACTTAGAAGGAGTTCTTGAAGATTGGTAGTTGTGTTGTTTAGCTCAACATCAAAAGCAACAATATTTGGCTCTTTATTAGACCACTTAGCGCCAAAGGACACGCCATTCGCAACCCATCCACCATCAACCAAAGCGGGCATTTTTTGTGCTACTATCTCCCGAGCACCATCGAACTGACTGGTTATTATTTTTGCAGAACTCATATTATCTACGGAATATTCTGAACAACCTACCAATCCCAGCCCCATTATTCCAGCAACCAATATCTTTTTCATGTGATTTCCCTCTTATAAGAATTCACAAGATACTAATTCCGGCACAAAAAAACCACTCCGAAGAGCGGTCTTGTTTTTATTTAACTATTAGGACTATCGCCACAATGACCAAGATAGCTGTTAGTAGATAGCAATTGGTTCGCCACATTAGAATGGTTTTAGTACCTCGCTTTATTAAAGTGTCGTACTCTCGCATTTTATCCATTGCGCGAGCCATCGCTGCATCACCTCTTTGCAGGAGAGTGATCATTTCTAATTTTTCCTGCTCCAAGATTCGTCTTTCTTTGGCATGCAAGAGAATCATTTCATGATCTGCCAGAATTCGATATTTAATATCTTCCAGTAACTCATCACGGCTCATGCTTAGAATGTCTTCGCTCAACTCAAAATCTAGATCATTCATCCTTTTTATCCTCGAAAGGTAATAAGGGTTGAATCTTTTGCTTTAGCTCCTCAGCCTTTTGAACAGCTTGGGGTTTATATTGCTTTCCGACCAGACACAAGGTTCTTCCTGCATTTGATGCTATGTCAGTAAATCTCTCCACTTCAAGCATCGCTTTATTAAATTGGTTCATCAAACCAAATGCAGCCTGTCTCAAGGATTTCTCGCAATTAATAAAGTAACGTCTTGCGGTTCGACCTTGATCATTGTTTTCAACCATTGATAACTCTTTAGCCATATCCAAGGTTAGGACATATTTTTTTACCTTAGCCTTACCCTTTCGGCCTACTTTTGTTTGGGTTTGGGAAAATTCCCAATAGCAAGAAAAGTCTTCATTCTCTGTGAATCCATATTTTCGGATACGCCCTGAAATCCACTTAGAAAACATCTCGCCACATTTGAGCCATTTGTGTAATTCGCGTGCATCAACACAAGGTTGTAATTCACCTGCAATTTCATGCTCGATAACTGGAATCAAAGAATTCTGATTAACAATTGCATTCATGCTACTGACTCCTGTGCTAATAACTTTGCCGCTCTTGGTGAATGTTTCTCAAAGTAAGCAACCTCTTCACAGCACTCATCGACCCATTTATTCAAATGATCCCAAGTGATTGACGCCAAGGTGTAGGCCGTAGTGTGCTTTTCAGACTTTTCCATGATTAATGTGACAAGCGTTTGTAGGTCACTAAAGCCATTTTCAGCATTGTTAATAAAATCAACAAAGCGCTCTAGTTGGTGCTGACTAATCTGAACTTGATTCGCTTCAGTGATATGAGTTATATTTGACATAGTTACATTTCCTATTGTGACCACACTAAAGCCCCGATCCGCCAAGATTTGATGGGCTTTTTTGTTGTCTATTGATTTCATGCTTTCGCACTCTTTTGGTTTTGTTTGAGCCATTCTTCAACAATAGTATTCAACTGTGCTGTCAAAGAACGACGGTTTTCTGCTGCTGCCTTTTTCAGCCCATCTATATTTTCATGAGCCATTCGGACATTTAGCTGCTTGTCATGTCGTGTCATTTTTACTCCATTTAAAGTGTTTTGCTTTATAGCGTTTTAATTTATAGCAAAATACTTTATTGAAGTAAAGCGTTTTGCTATATATCATTAAAATAATTTCACACTTTGCTGAACTGCTATGGCTCAAGAATATTCACAAGTAAACTTCAGAATACCTTCAAAGCTAAAAGAAGATATAGAAAAGGCAGCTTTCGCCAATAACCGTTCAATTACATCCGAACTCGTGTCTCGGCTTGAGGATAGCTTCACTCCAAAAACACTTACCCCATCCCCAGAAATGGTAAAATATAAAGAGGAAATGGAAGCTCAGACTAAGATTCTTCTAGAAAGCCAGCGTGTTTTATTGGAGCAAAATGAAAGGCAGGCCAAGATTTTAGCTGAACTTAAAGACTTTCAAGCTTGGAAAAATCAACAAAAGAAATCAAGCTAACCCGATTTCTTATTTTCCGAAATTCTCCACCAGATAATCCTCCAGATTCTTTTCCTGTGGCTTTTCTTCATGTGTCATCAGATCATGAAGTTTGACATTCTTAACACCTTTCAGCATTAAAATAGACTGGTGAATCCTTGCTAATTCTTGCTCAAATCTTCTTCCGAGGTTGAGGCTTCCGTATTTTCGGATGTAGGCGGTGTACTTTTTAATTTCTCGGTATGGGAGGTCTGCGATTTCGCTGTACGTTTTGCCGAGCGCGATGCTGATTTCGATGAGGATTTCGTCGTCTTGGTTGAGTTCAGTTGCTTTCCCAATACGTTAATATCCACAATTTTTGACCACAGTGCATCCACCAGAGCCTGATTAAAGTGAGTTCGGATCTCATCTTCAGTGAATGCAAGCTGGCCTTTTTCATCACAGATAACACTTGCCAAAACACCAGCCAAAGCCTCTTTGTTTTCACCATAGGCCTTCATTTGAGCTACTGCTGTGCTGTAGCTGAATGGCAGAATATAGGTGTCAAACTCCGCGTCTTCACCACTTACTTTAATTTGAACGGTTACATGCTCCGGCTTACCCATTAGTGCGCCAGATTTAATGTCTTTTGAAGTTAATTTTTTCATGATTCACCAAGAAAGCAAAAGGCCCTATACGGGCCTTAAATTAAACAGTTGCTGGAGTAAGAGTTACACCAGTTGAGCGCTGCAAAGTGAACTGGTAGCCCACAATTGAATCCGCTTCAAATGTTGGTACTGCTGGAGTTAATGCGCCTTTAAATGACCAGAATGAGCGTCCAGTTGGTAGAGCTACAGCATTTGTAGCTACTGTTGGCGGAGCAACTGAATCACTTGCACCAATATAAAATTCAAGTTCGGTACGATTTTCTGCCCACTGAATAAGCTTTAGATGTGAGCTGTTTTCAGGGTCAAGTCGGATTGAAAGCGAACCTTCACCTGGATCAGATAACCCAGGTATGTAGGATTTGGATTTCGTTTCTTCAAGACAGGTTGTTTCAATTTTTGAAGTACTGTCACTTCCCAAGTCGATACCTGTTACACAGACAAGTTGCGTAATGTCGGTACCATCAAAAGCAAAGACGTTTGTCCCTTGCGTGCGTAATTCTGCCATTTGCGAGTACTCCTCAATTTTAGGCATAAAAAAAGCCACCGAGTGGTGGCATTGGTTTGGATTTCTTAATAAATAACAGCGAGTAATTTTGCTAATGCTTCTATGATTTGAGCTAAAGGAAACAGCGCAATGACTGCAATAATCCAATAGCAAAAATTTCTTACTGTTTTATGTGTCTGTACGAGTTCTAGTGCTTTCACTATCCAGTCCCCGATGTTAAAATTCATGTATGGTTTGCTTCCTTCTGCCATAAGGTTGTGAACACAAAAAAGCCCATGATTACGAGTCACGGGCTTTTTGCTTTTGTGGAAATTAAAATTTAGTTGCGCTTATATTCGATGCATTCTTGATTTGACTGTGGCATAAGCTTGCCACCGATAATTACGTTGGTTATGCGTGTTTCTGTTTTTACGCATTCCCATTCAGATTTATTTAATTCCATCTTCGGGCTTGTTGATTCTTGCCAGACTGCATACACCATAAGACAGGTAAAAGCTGCAATCAGAAGAATAACAACCGTTGCCATAATTTTATCTTTCATGATCTATCCAAAAACCAATTCGCATCAAAACCGCGACCAAAAATATTGGTGTCGGCAATGCGTTCAAAGTGGTTCGGGTGAATATTGGTGACATAGCAATGTGGCTCTAGGGCCTTACGAATTGCAGCTCGAATATCTGACGCTCGTTTCTGCTGAGTGTCGTAAACTACAATCTGGAATGACACATGATCAGTATTGGCCGGGCAATCTAAATTGTTTTCAGGATTTGCCGTGACTACCGACCAGACGGCATAAGGATATGCTGTTTTATGCGGTGCAATATCTTCCCAGACCTTTAAGGGATTGGTGCCAAGTAAATCCGTAACTTCCTTGCTGGCTTTCAGTGTCGGAACTACTGGTAAAATGTTCATAATTTTGCGAGTTCCTTGTCGATTTCTTTATTGAAGTTTTCAGCAAAGCTATTGGTCACGGCTTGGATGTTGTTTTGCAGTGCTGGGCGCATGAATGGAGTACCTGGATTATTAACACTAGGGAATTCAATAAACCTCCAATGTCGGGTATCACCACCACTTGTATTAGGTGGATTGGGGTTAGAAAATGAAGCCCCACCACGCACCCCGACACGCATCACCACTTCATTCGGGTTTCGTGTTTTACCTGCAGCAATCGCAATATTTTTCCAGATCTTCTCGGCTGTTTCAGGATCATCCAGAACTTTAGCATTGGCCCTTGCTGCATCACGCACAATTGCCATAGCTTTACGCATAGAACGCCTTGCGGCATTCTTTATCAAGCGAGGATTTGCCAGTCTTTTAAGCTTTTCCTGAACTTCATCCAAACCTTCGATGTTCACTTCTACTGACATGGTTTACTCCACTAATGACAACTCCAGCGTCATATAAATACGGCCGTTTTCATTGTCAGGTTTAGGTGGTGAGACGATCTGGAAAGTCTGTCCATCGAATAAAACACGCATTCCGGTATGAATTTCATCACGTTTTCGCAGTTTCAGCCGTGCTGTGGTTTCTGATCCTGCTGCCTTGGCTGTTAGAGAATCTTTTACTGAAAGGAAACTGATTTTACCCCAGAGCTTTTTGAGCTCAGTCCAGGCTTCGGTTTCATAGTTGTATTCATCATAGGTCGTGGTTTTATGCTGAATCGTTACACGGTGGCATAGTTCGCCGGCACGTTGGGCCATATCACACCCCCATGTTCCGATAAGGCTGGATTAAGGACCAGTATCCTAAAGGCAATTCAATCGTTGCCTGAGTGGTGGCTTCCCGATTGGCATAAAGGTGCGCAACAAAGAGAAGCCGTGCAGCATCTAAGGCTCTGTTATCAACCAGATCATTTTCATTTACTCGCTCAGCCTCGGTTGCGATAACTTTGCGATCTAAATGTGCTTGGATTTGCTCATTGGCAGCATCGATATATGCCTGTATCAAAGTATCTTCATCATCATGGTCCACACGACAATGCAACTTGGCTTTTGCGAGATCAATCATTCTGGTTTCGCCTGTTTTGCTGGGGTTTTAGTGGTTTTGGGTTTTGGTTCTTCAACAGATTCAACTAAAACACCCTTATCAACCAAGTGTTTCACATCCGCTGGATTGGCTGTGCGCTTATCACCAGTCTGGTAATATTTATCGCCATAGTGCTCACGCTTAACATCGTACTCAGTCATGACTATCTCCTAAAAATAAGGGCCAGCAATTTGGCCCTTATTGGATTTTGGATTAACCGCCGGCAACTGCTGGGGTAATATCACCATAGATAAACGCTTCTGGGCGATATACCGCCAATGCCAGACGCTCTTCCGCAAGAATGGTCACCAAGTTTTTAACAAAGTCATCTTCGTTCTCGGTTGCCACTTCAACACGTGAAGCCCAGCGGTCAAAGATTTGAGCACCCATTGAGAAGGCACCAGTCAGGAATTTACCCGCAGCAATCGCCTGTGTTTCTGCAACCGGAAGACCCCACAGAGTCGGGTTTAGGTTGCCTTGTGGATTGCCGATGATGTACTGACCAGATGTATCTTTCAGGGTTTCAATTGCAGCCCAATCAATCGGGTTTAGCACATGGCCGCTTGCAGGGTATTCAGCAAGAATTGCCTGAAGCATTGCAAAGCGCAGTGTGTCAATTTTGCTTTCTGCGGTGGTTGATACGCCTACAGGGCGAACATACGCAGTTGCTTGTGGAATAATACCAAGCAAGTTTTGACCGGTGCCGTCACCGTTCAGGATTTGCTGCTCTTCTTTGAAAGCAAGACCATAGCGCAAACGACCATCGATATAAGACTGCAACTGCGATGCATCATCAAGAATCTGGCGCGATGCCTTCATGTAGTGAGCGATAACTTTTGCAGTAGTCGATTTAAGATCGAACTTAATATCTGATTGAGGTTTTTTAGCACCTTCAGCCACCATATCAGCAGCATTCACAAAGCCAGTTTCCTGAACGTATTCAAGCGCGTTACCATCCATGCGACCCTGCATCAACAGGTCACGGATTGTGAGCTTGCGATCAGGCGGTGCAATAATGCCTGGAATGCGGGTAGTCTGAACCAGATCACCAGCCGAGCCAGCAGCATCAGTTACTGCTGATGTGATAGTGGCTTTAATTTCAAGGTTTGCTTTACCGCGCTGTCCAGCTGAACCAACCAGTGATTTAAACTGATCAGATTCCACAAATTGGCGGCCAAGAGATTTAACCTCTTCATTACCTTCATGCGGACGACGGGCAGCTTTCTGCTCAACTTCATCCACGCGAGCTTTTAACTCATTCAGCTTGGTAATCGCTTCATCCGCTGCCTGTTTAGCACCTTCGGCAATTTTGTCGCCATGTTCACGCTTGCCTTTGAAGTCTTCAGCAATGCCTTTAACTTCATCGACTTGTTTTTTAAACTCTTGAGCGAGTTGTTCTAAATTTTGATCAGTCATTTTGACTTCCTTTTAAAATATTAAGAGCATTTGAAATTGATTTCGCTTGGAACTTTTCATCTTCAGACTCGCTCAAAAGATGGCGCAAACCCTTGCCAGCGATTGCAGTGGCTTGCGATTTTGAAAAGCCTGACTCTCTCAGGAACTTTTCGAATTCTGGTAAAGTCGGCAGTTCGCCTTCTTCTAATTTGGATTTCACGGAGATAACTGTGCTTTTCTCATTGGCTGGTGTGGTGACAATTGAGATTTCCCCTAGATCCAGCTCGATTAGCTCACGGATATCCGTGTTTTCGTTGTAGCTGGACTTCACCGTGCGATAACCGATACTTAGACCATCGATTGCACCAGCCTTTAAAAGCGCGTGTGTTGATTTGGCTTTTGGAACATCATCAACCAGCAACTTACCTTCGACATACAAGCCTTTTTCATCTTCAACTAGCTTGGTATAGACGCCAATTGGCTCATTGGAACTATGGTTCCAGAGCACCGGCGGAAACTTTCCCTTGTCGGTCCATTTAGCCAATGTGTTTTTAAAGGCACCCGGCAAAATAATGTCGTTGTACCAGTCCAGATTCCCAAAAACTGCACCATAGCCCGAAAAAAAACCGTCCTCTTGGACGGCTTTAATATCTAAATTAAAACTTTTTCTATTCATTTGTTTCACCTTTCTCGGTGCCCAACGGGACCATTTGCATCTGAACCATCAACTTGTCTGCGGTTGGATCGTCAGCTCTTGGCATATCCTCAAGCTCCCGCACCTCATTTCGGGTATATAGTCCGTTCTGAGTCATCTTCACGTAGAAATCAGCTCTTGCAGCATTATTGGCGCGCAGTAGGCCATCAACCGCAAACTTAGGTCGATATTTGTATTTGTCTTGTGGTAATAACAACTTCCGAGCGATTGTCTGCTCATAGCGGACCAGTTGCGGGTTCAGTGAATAAGTAAGGAATCCCTGATTAGTTTGCTCAAGGCTTGATGCCCATGAGCTAGCTTTATTTGTGTGGCCAATCAATTGAGGTGGCACACCAAAGGCCCGACAAATTTCCTCAATGCCGAAATAACGACTTTCAAGAAGTTGAGCATCAACCGGATTAATACGAATATTTGAAGCGCTGGCTACTTTCATGCCCGCCTCAAGAATCATGTACTTCCCAGCATTTTCAGGAAGGCTAAAACTAGCCAAGCCTTTGCGCATTTTTAAACGCTGCTCATCAGTTAAGGTTCTCTCACCAGTTTCAAGAAATCCGCCGACCTTTAGTCCGTTTTTGAACCAGTCCTGCGCCTGATTATTAGCATCAAACTGCATGCCAATCGTCTGAGCAAAGAATTGGATTGCCGACAACCCCACATATCCATCCAGGGTAAATCCCTTAAAATGCAGAATTTCATCATCGGTATAGATCTTAACTTTGCCGTTTTCCGTGTAATGGTATTCAAAGCTT